TAAATTTCATTTAGTCCCCTTTTTTTTAGTGGTCTTTAGTGCCACTTTATTCCTCACCAGTTACATTGCGTTAGTGCATGCTGGTGAATTTTTCCCGATCCTGTTTCAAGTGTTGTTTACCCCTTGCAGGCTCGCGATCCAATTGATGTTCTTCTTTCTCAGTTGGGTCTGTTATATTCCAGAATTTTGTTTGGAGCTAGTCACGCGTTTCGTTGACTTACCCGAACATGTTCGATCGTTTGTATTCACGTGGACAACTTATGTTGGAGCGTTACGACCTTATGATTATTTGGTCGACCTCCTCAGTTGTAGACCACCTGAAACTTTTCTTTTCTTCTTTACGTTTCGCCAAACGCGTTATTGTGAGTTGAATAACTATCTTCATGGAGTCAAACCTGTGTATTCGCGGTTTGATAGTTACGTGTTCTTTTTTACACTATTTGTTGTCCTAATGACCCTCATGTGGATATGGCTTAAACCCCATGTCCAACACTACATGATGCGGATATTACGTCCACTTGGTATTACTTACCCAATTAAACCTGAAATCCTACGAGGCCAGTTTGGCCAGTTGGACATTGTTAAGTTGAAACCTGCTGAAGGCCATCCTCATGGCAATGCAGCGGCCGATCGTTCTAGTGCGTCAATGTTTATTGACCGCTGGGGTAATCTTACCGGCCATGTTCCTTACTTTGTCCAATGTTCTCGCGCTGATGAACGCAAGAAACGAGCCGGTAGTCGCATTTCTTATTGGGGTAAAGATCTAACAGCTTCTGAACGTGCTTTTGAGCCGCCAGTTAATGCCGTGTTAGCCCAAGTTGATGTTGACCATTATATGGACATGCCCAATTATCTTGTTGACAATTTTAATCCTCACCTCATCTATACCTTCCAGCCTGCACAGGTCGCCCGGTCTACTTCCGAATATAGTTTTACTTTCGGATTAGATAACCGAGTTAGTTACCGTGTGGCTGGTGGTGCCCATTATCAGCATGAGGTTTGGAATTATGCAGTTGACCATTTGAAATTGGTGAAAACATTTTGTAGAATTCCTTATAAGACCGTTACTTACTTGGTGGATCGTCGCCAAATTGCTCCTGATCATCAGTTGATTCTTTTAACTCCCCAAGTCAAATGGGTTGGAATTTCAGCTTTCTTTGCCAATTTTTTCTTATCAGGTAATGCCCTCACACGTCTTTCTGTTGTTTGTGGTAATTTCCTACGCCTTGCCGTTTCATCCGTACAGGGGATGAAAATGTCTACTGGTAAGGTTGATGAGTTTGCGCAAGCTACAATCCCCGTCGAAGACGATAATACAATCGCAACTATGGCTAAAACCTCTAAATATGATCTAACTCTACCCCAAGCTACCTCTTATACTGATGGCAACCGCGTTTCTGGTGCTGTTCTTCTAGATTTCTTTCGTACTCAACACAATAAGAAATTTGGAGATAAGCCCGATGTTGTTTGTCCCGTTGCCGAATCGGTTCGAGCTTATGAGTTCAATCCTGTCACTTATGATCCTACCCACAAAATCTTAATGCAACCTTTCATGAGTCCAATCTTGAAAGACTGTTTCGTACCAACCGCTTCTGTATCTTCTGAACAAAACGCTGTTAATGAACGCATCAATAAGGTCAAACCTCCTGTTTTGCCTATGACGCCGTTTCTTGCGCAGACAATGAAGGAATACGTTGAGAAGCTTATTACAGTTCCTCATCAGTTGGATCCCACTGATGACGATTATTTGTTTGACATGCAAAACAGCCCTAGTCAACGTCGAATTTTAGAATCGACACAGGGCATGAATCCAGAGCGTGTTATCAATTCCTTTCTCAAGAAAGAACCATATGGTGATGTTAAACCACCACGTGTTATTTCGACCATTAATGGAGTAGATAAAGCCGCTTATTCGAAGTTTATGTATGCGTTTACGAATCATGTAATGAAGAAACAGCAATGGTATGCATTTGGTAGGTCGCCACAGGAAATCGCTGAACGAGTTAGTCAGGTTTGTCAAAAAGCTGAACGACATGTTACAAACTCAGACTTCTCCAAATTCGATGGTCATGGTTCGAATCTGATGAGGGAGTTGGAAGTTATGTGTCTTATGAGAGCCTTTAGACCTGAATATCATGAAGAAGTCCTTGAATTACATCGTTCCCAGTACAATATGACGGGATACACCACCTCTGGTATCGCATATGATTCAGAGTTTACGAGAGCCTCCGGTTCACCTGAAACATCAGTTTTCAACAGCATTTGCAACTCCTATGTTAGTTTCCTCGAAGGTCGTTTGGGCCGAGAGGACGGGACACGTTGTGATGCTGAACAAGCTTGGGAACGATTAGGGATCTATGGAGGAGATGATGGTGTTACTGCTGATGCTGATGAGAACGCTTATATTCGGGCTGCCGCAACCATAGGGCAAAAGATAACGATTGAAAATATTTGTAAAGGAGAGCTCGGAGTTAAATTCCTTGCGCGTGTATATTCACCTGATGTTTGGCATGGAGATGTCAACACATGCTGCGACTTACCTAGGCAACTCACCAAGATTCATGTGACTGTTGCCCTTGGCCATAAGGTTACTCCTGTGATGAAGTTACTGGAGAAATGCCGATCATATTTCCTCACTGACAAAAACACCCCTATCTTAGGTGAATTTGTCAAACGGGTTGTGTTTTTAAACAACTCAGAGATTATGTTGGCGCCTGAAACGGCTGGAATGCGCGCGTGGGGTTCTGAATTACCGCAAGAGAAACAATATCGTAATGACCCTGCTGATTGGATGTTTGAATATGCCCAGCAAGCTTTGCCCAATTTTGACCTTGTCAAGTTTAGGAATTGGTTAATGGCCACAACGTGTCTCACTGACTTGTTGACACCTGTTTTGTGCCAAGAACAAACCGAACCTACTGTGACGATTCCTGTGGTCATTGGAGACGAAGTTTTGCCGCGTGGAGCTTTCATACAACGTCCTGAAGCCGAAACGAATAACACGAGCCCTTCATCGCCATACGCTCCTAAATCCAAGAGGCAACCCAAGAAACTCGATCCTGTTGAGTTTGAGACCTGGAAACAAGCGAAGATACTGGCTGGAACATGGAAAGAAGACCCAAAGGGGAAACATCCTGCGGATGTGGCTAAAGATCGTGCCGTTAAGCGAGGCGCTGATCCTGAAGTCTTTGGCAAGGCAGTGCGACCAAGTAAGCACGCCCAAGCCACCGTAGCCTAGTTCTCCTTTGTATTTGGTAATGAGGGGGGCCCACTTGGGGGCCCCAGTTTTTCGAAAAATTTGATTTTATTTTTAACTTCATTACCTTTATCAAACTAATAAATACTATGAATGATTATGCTATAAATGCTGCTAAGAAGCAAACGAAAACCAAATCTGGTGGCAAGAAGCCACCAAGGGGCAACGGCCCCATGACCCAACATGAAGCTGAGATTGTACACGCTCTCCACCTCATGTCTGGCGGTCAAAAACCCAAGTCCAAACCTAACAAACCACGAACCCTCAATGCGTTTGACAACCCTCAAAAGATGCGCCCTAAACCTGGCGTCATGAGGGGTATGTCTTATGGGGACGGTTTTGACAAAGTATCAGCACCCGAGAGGGAAATTGTTGAAGTCAAGGAGTTTGACGAATTGATACCTACTGCCATTTTGGGCAGTGTCGCTTTCGCTATTACTCCCTTCGCTATTAA